TTTTGTGATCACAATGAAAATGTAGTGAACTGGGCGAGTGAACCTGTTAGAATTCCTTACCGGCATCCGTTGCACGGCAAAATGACCATGTATGTGCCTGATTTTATTGTAGTATATCGTGGGCCACAAAACACGACCAAAGCTGAATTAATAGAAATAAAACCACGTAATCAAAGTGTACTTGAAGAAAATATGAAAGATAGTCAACGAGCCACAATAGCTATCAACTATTCAAAATGGGCTGCGGCACAGAATTGGGCCAAACAAAATGGACTAGGGTTTCGTGTTATTACAGAAAATGATATTTTTCATTCTGGGCGTAAAAAGTAAATGGTCTCCCGTAAAATACTGTAAATAACAGTATGACTTATTACCTTTACAAAAAGACTCACCGGACTACCGGGCTGCAATATTTAGGAAAAACGATACAAAATCCTTTTAAATATAAAGGATCAGGGAAGCATTGGGGGTATCATATCAAAAAACATGGTTATGATGTTGATACCGAAATATTATTGGAAACCACTAATGAAACAGAACTTATAAGTGCAGGACTATATTATTCTGCATTATGGAATGTGGTCAAAAGCAAAGAATGGGCTAATCTTAAACCTGAAGCAGGCGACGGCGGCGGTATGCCAGAAGCATCGCGCAAACAATTTGCAGAAAAAATGAAAGGACACCCAAATTGGGCGCCTCCTCCTAGTCAACAAACAAAGAATAAGATATCAAAAACACTAACTGATTTATTAACTAAAATGACACCCGAAGAATTATCTGCCCGTATGAAAAACTCTTGCTGCAAACCTGAAAGCTATACTCCAGAACGCATTGAAAAGATGAGACAAGGAATGCTCGGTAAGAAAAAAACAAAAACTCCAAAACTTTTGGCGGCCATTGAGGCCAGAAAAGAACAAAGTCTACAAAATATGTTAAATGCGGCAGAAAAAAATCGCGGCAGAACCTGGAAACTTATAAACGGGAAGCGAGTTTGGATGGACAGGGAGACTCAAAATTACTAAACGCCTGGAACAACTTTTTGGTTTCGACCAACTGGAAGATTCAGAAGATATTCCTGTTGTAGAAAATATGACCATGGAAGAAACACGTACTGCCATAGTCAGTATTGATGAAACTATAGATAAGATTGACGAAGCATTGCCTGCAATACGCGACTTGATGGCATCTGATAGAGAATTAGACGATATAGCGGATCTGGCTAAACAAAGTTACCAAGACCTATCGGATTTAGGTATGAATGTGGATAGTCGCTACTCTGCAGAGCTATTTGCAGTAGCTGGTACTATGCTGGGGCACGCACTAACAGCAAAAACAACCAAATTAAACAAAAAATTGAAGATGATTGATTTACAGCTTAGGAAACTAAAGCTGGATCAGGACGCAGCCAAACGAACAGGCAACTTGGATAACTTACCAACAGCACAGGGGCAAGTATTAACCCGTAATGACCTGCTGGATCGCCTAATTGGTGATCGAGCACAAAAAGACAAATGACATAAATATACTATAGGAATTAATCATGAAAAATTTTAAAGAGTATTTGGCAGAAAGCGAAAGAACCTATAACTATCGCATTAAGATAGTAGGTGAATTGCCCTCGGGATTCTACGATGCGCTGAAAGGACGGCTGGAACAATTTGATCCACTTAAAATTGGTACTGAAAAATCCACGCCCATTCAAGCTAAACCTGCTGATTTCCCAGCATTTGAAAACGATAAAGTCACCAGTATAGATGTAATGTTTCGTTACCCAGCAATTGAGCCACAGATTAAACAGATCGCTCGTTTGCTTGGCTTAGATGAAAATAAAATCGTTATGCAGACATCTGTATATGATGACAATAACGATGACTATCAGAAAAAACTGGCAGATCAACCCCCATCATTGTTAGATGATACTGATTATCCAGCAGATGACAAAGCACAGAAAGAACAGAAGAAAGATTATTCGGCTGATCCATACGATCATGCTGTATTAAAAAATGCATATCGTTCAAACTTTACTATTGCCGGTGGTAGCCCTAAAGCAGCGGAAACAACGAATGATTTGAAAATGGGCGATAAAAGTCCAATGACCCATGCAGAAAAAAGACCCAAACGCCCGGCAACCGGCGCACAACCCAGAGGATAATAGTAATGAACCCTTTTTATGACCTAAACAAAAGACTAACCGGCATCGGTGCTGAACAGAAGCAACAATTATCTGAAAGCAAACCTGCTGCTGCCAAATCACCTGTTCAATTATCATTAGAACAATCACTTGGCCAAGATCTACGTAGTCTTATGGAAGATGGTACCGGCGGTGCGTATGGTAGTAACACTCTTGAAGCAAAAGACAAATCACTAAGCAAAGCTGCCAAGACAGTTAAGAAAGGAGCCTTACATAAACAAGAGGGCATTCCACAAGACAAAAAAATTGGTGACAAAAAGTTACAAAGTCTTAAGAAATCTGGCACACCTTTAGAAAAGAAACGTGCTAATTTTGCTCTTAATATTCAAGGCAAGGGTAAGAAAAAAGTTAGTGAAACTATGTCTTCGGAAGAATGGAGTAATCATAATATGTATAAAACTTTAATCCATGATGCGTTAAATGATGGTGTGGGCAACGGAAGTCAAACGGACTACATGTATGCGATTGCTAAAGAATTAGGCAAACCTATTACTCCTGCATTTGAAAAAGCATTTCATGAAACTTTTAATTCATTTTTTCATATAAATCCAAATGACTCTTATGATGATGATTCAGATTATACTGATTATTCTATGCGTCAGGGAGAAATGGGATTATTGGGAAATGATACTGCAAAAGGACACAGTAATTGGCATAATAGCCAACATGGCGGTGATCTTGACAGTGATGAGTATGATAGTTATGACGGCGGCGACGATGACGAAGATGATGAAGATAGTGGCAGTCATTATAATGACTACGATTTTGGTCGCGAAGATAGAAGAGGTCTAGACGAAGCAGACCGTGGTTTCCGTGGTGTTGGCGGTGCTAGAGATCGCGAAGATGATGAGCACCATCACTTGGATAATCATAATAGTACTGAGAAAAAGAAGTTTTATAAAGTTAAAGAAGACGGTATATTATACGTAAAATCGGTAAGTCCTGGAAATATAAACGCTGCGTATGGAGATGGCTGGCTTCCTAGTAAATCCCTAGCCCTGGCAAAAGGTGGCCAACAGGGTATGTCAGAAAATAAAGACGACGCAGATGATTCAGTAGCTGCTTTTCTTGCCAAGGGTGGAAAAATTCAACAAGGTGAGCCGACACATAAGCATACACCTAGAAAAAAATCTAGCAATTCCAGTAGCTATACTGATTTTTCTATGCGTCGTGGTGAAAGAGGTATTCATGGTAGAGGTTATGGCTATGATCCCGATGATCATCAGAGTCGTAATGATGAACTTGATTATCCAACAAAAGATATTCGCAAAGCTGAATATGAAGGATACGAAGGATGTGCGGAATGTGCCATGGGAGAATGTGATATGCACGGTGAACAACCAAGAGATATGAATCCTAGAAATAAAGACTGGGATGATGCGGCAATTGCCAGACTACGAGCTCAAAAGAATCAACGTACAGCAAAGAGACGTGTTGGACAGAGAGACACTGGTCAGCCGCCAGTTATGCCTGATCTGGACGAAACACATGACTATGGTGAGTTGAAGGACATTTATATGTGGACCGAACGCCATGGCATGCCTTCCTGGAAATTAGTAGCAAGAAATGTTCAGGGTCAGTCGGTAAGACACGCGATAGACAGGCTATGCGGAAAACATTTTGATACAGATCCTGATGATTACGAAGTTGTGGCATCCGGTAGTAAACCTGCACCACTAGACGAGTCAGAAGATGATATTTTGTCTTATTTAAAAAATAAAATTGCACCTGCTAATCCAAAATCGCGTTCAACCAGCCGCCCATACAATGGCCGTCCGGGTGCTGCTGATGCACACAATGGCATGGAATTTGAGGAATCGGCAATGAAACCAGACTCTATCCACTGGAGAGACCTACAGAATTATACAGGTGCTGTGAACATATTCACAAAATCTGGCAGACCAGTTAGCTATGGCAGGGCGGTTGATGGAATGTACCATGGAATTCCATTAACTTCTTTTGTCATAAAAGACAATCTTGTTGTTAAAAAAGCAATGGATAAAAACACAGGTGATGCCATGGAAGAAGGTATGTTCCCGGGATCAGATGAATATGATTCTAAATTTGGAAAGCCAACTGCTGATTTAGATTCTGCATTTAGTCGTGGCAGCAGCC